TTAGTCGGCTAATCTATTGATAATATTTAGAAGTAACGTTTTATCATCTTCATTTAAAGTCTTGCCATTCACTACGATTGTTTCACCGTCAAAAAAATCTTCTCTAGTATCAATATTAATGGTTTTTTCAGTAGCTTTGTCGTAATAATATTCTTGACGTAAAGCGGATAAATAATGAAATTGTTCATCAGATGAAAGTTTAGAAATATCACTCTTAATCGCAAATAATTTACATAAACGATAATGTATCAAAAGTTGTTCCAATACATTTCCAGACAAGTGAATTGAAAGTAATTTTATATCTTTATCAGAATAGGTTTCTACAAGTTTATATAAATTTTTGTCGTCTAAAATACTATCGTCTTCAGAGAAAAGTTCCGGAACATTCTCAATTGGAATATTATTTTTATTAACAATGAAATCGATTAAATCAGAGGGTGATTTGAATTTGTCAAAGTCAATTATCCCTTTACTTGAATTATAAGAGTAAGCAATTTTTTTATTTTCCAAAGTAGATTTGCCATTCTCTTTTTTTATATTAGATAAAAGGGTAAAAAACTGGTCTGTACGTTTTTCGACAACAAATTCATCTAAATATTTGTCTCTATAAGGATTTTCAGAATCATAAAAGCCGTCAAATACATCTTTTCCCTTAGCTAAAGCAATAGAAAGTTTACGGATAATTTTTTCGCTAGGAAGTCTTACATCATTTTCTAATTGCGAAATATATGGTTGCGAAATATTTGCTTTTTTTGATAATTCAGTTGTTGTCATTTCCTCGTTATATCTAATTTTTCTTAAAGCTTCTCCAAATGAGAGTTGTAACCAAGCTTCACTTTCAAAATCAATTTCTTCACTCATTTTTTTCCCTCCATTAGTGTCTATTTATTATAAGTTACCAAAAAATAGCAAATATAGCAACAATAAAAATAATATTGTTTTTATTGTTGACACAGGGTTGGATAAGTAATATTATAGCAATATAGCAAATATTGTTTTTGCGAGAAAGGAGCATTAGATGAAAGCGAATCAAGATTTAAGAGAACTGATTTACACAGAGAGATTGAAGAATTGGCAAGTAGCAGATAAAATCGGAATTTCTGATAGCCGTTTTTCGGTGTGGTTAAGAACGCCACTGAATGAAGAACGGAGATTGAAAGTTATTACTGCAATTAATGATTTAAAAGAAAGTAGGTGAATGCTAATGAAGTTAGAAGTAGATTTAAGCCCAACTATCGAGCAACAACTGACAGAAGTCGCTAGTCGTGTATGGGCGGAGACGATGAAACGAGAAGTTGAAAAGCGAACGTTTCCAGAATGGATGGACTTGGAAACTACGTGTAAATATCTACAAATATCGCGATCCAATTTATCTAAGTTTATCAAAGAATTGGATTTTCCCGTTTCTACAATCAGTCAGACGAAGCGTTGTAATCGGAAAAAGGTTGATGAATGGATGGAGCAATTTGAAATTTAATTAGTCGCTGGGGGCAAGTGGAAGTCAGTTAGTTAAATGATAGTCGCAATAGGATTTTTAAAGGAGGATAGAAATGCTGAAATTAGTTTGGATACCTAAGAAGTACAAGAATTTTTCTGTACGTGAAATTGTAGAAGAAGCAGAAAGTATTTTGAAAGAGTGTAAAGAAGCTGAAAAAGAGAATGCACGACTTTACGCTGATCTAATTGTTCTTCAAAATCAAATAGCTAATTTAACCGAAGAACAAGCAAGAAAAAATTTAGCGGTCATGATCCCATGGCTAGAAAGTCAGTTTCCAAGTTTAAAAGAAGTGGAGTAAAAAAACTATGGATGGAGAAAAGAAAAAGCCTTTGCTGTATAGATTCTTGGTGGAATCAGCAAAAGGCAAACAAGTAGGTACTATACCTATATTTCTTTTCTCTAGTATATCAAATATTGGAGGAATTTACTATGAAAACAAGAGAATTAAACAAAATTGCTTATGATATTGCAGATTTAGATGCTGTGATTGGCTTAACTCAAAATTATATTAGTTGCTTACAACTGCAAGCTGTCAGAGCGAAAGATAACAATGATAGATTTTTGATTCTGCATAGCCTGATACATGAAAAAGGATTTGACAATATTATGAGTAATTTAGAAATATTAAGCGAACAAATAAATTCATTAGCTGATGAAATTTTAGACCATGGGGATGAGGTGGTGCAATGATTTATATAGGAAAAGTCAGACCATCCATCATGGAACCACCAATAGATAAAAGTATTATTCAATTTTTTTCAGAATATACACCGATTAAAGTTAATGTTTCTGATAATCCTGAAGAGCAGAAGAAATTAAAAACGATTGTAATTGATGGGTTCATAGCTGGTGAAATGAAGGCTTTGATACGAAAAAATGAAAATTTAATCAATCGAGATTGCCTAATTTTAGATTTAGATGATGTGACCGTATCTGAAATTGATTTGATAGCTGCCATCAAACAAAAACTAGCCAAGTTTGCTTATGTTCTTTATCCAAGTGTTAGTCATGGGTTAAAAGGCGTACGCTATCGGTTAGTTATTCCACTGGATAAACCAGTGAATGAACAAGAATACAAGCTACTGATTTACTTCTTTTCAAATAAGATACTGGATGACATTATCCACAATGCGGATCAGTCAAACCTTACCTGGTCGCAAATACAGTTACTACCAGTATTGACACAATATACTAAGCAAGAACAAATTGTTATACATGACGGAGAAAACTTATTTCCCGTAACTGATGGTTTAGGTACCGCAAAACGTTGGCTGAAAGACTACAAGCAAGACACAGGAGGCGTAACTTCACGTAAACTGTACAAAAACACAAGCCAATTCAAAAAAGGCGGTTCACGTTATCGGAATACCACAACTGAACTATTTGAAAGCATTGTGACAGGTTGTGAAGAAGGCAATCGCAATAATCGCATTGCCCAGATCACTGGTGGTCTGTTAGCTCGTGCGGTAGATGTAGGTGCAGTGTTAGAACTGGTGAAAGTTGCCAATCAATATTTTACAGAACCGTTATCAGAAAAAGAAGTGGAGGAAACTTTCTATTCGATAGCGAAAAAGGAGCTGGGCGCTAATTGAGTGAATTAATAGATTTAATGGAGTTGCAAAAGAAAAAGCAACAGGAAAATAAGGAATTACCAGCTTGGGTATATTTTGATGATAAGGGAAATATGAAGGTTAGTGCTTCAAAATTAGGCTATGAGATTATGAAGGAAATTCCAATGATTCGTACTAGCGAATTATCACAAGGCGCTAGATTTGATTCAAAAACAGGTTCGTGGCGCATGGATAGTTTAAGTGATTTTTTAGACGGTCATATCACTAAAAAATTAGAAAGTGTGGGTCAGTGGTCGCAATCAAAACTGTACGAAACAAAGAAATTTATCTTTATCAAGATATTTGATTCTACCATGAAAGAGAACCCTTTTAACCGAAGCAAGCCCTATCTGACTAATTTTAAGAACGGCACTTACAATATTAAAACTGGTGAAATGAAGCCACACGATACGAAAGATTACATTCTGCAAAGTCATAACTATGCAATTGATCCAACTACAAAGGAAGTACCTACAAAAACAATTGAATGGCTAGAGGATTTAACAGGTCATTCTGATAGTGCAAAACATTTGATGGAGATTATAGGCTACTGCTTTTATAGAAGCTATGCACCATTCCAAACAATCACTATCTTACAAGGTACAGGAGAAAACGGGAAATCTACTTTTTTGAATATCCTAAATCAGTTACTGGGTTCTGACAATGTAAGTAATATGACGTTGCAAGATTTAGGAAATAAACAGAATCGCTTTGCTAGTGCGAACCTATTTCAGAAAGAAGCCAATTTATTTGCGGATGTTGATTCTGAATTTCTCAAGTCAACAGGACTACTCAAAGCCCTAACTGGTGGTGATCGCTTATCTGCTGAATTTAAAGGAAAAGACCATTTTATGTTTGTGAACTTTGCGAAACTGATATTTTCAGCGAATGAGTTACCAACGTTTAATGACTTCACACGAGGATTTGAACGTAGACTATACGTTGTTCCGTTTGATTGCGTCATAGATGAAGCTTTTAAAGCCAAGCATAATTTGAAGGCAATTGAAGCAGAAATACCAGTGTTTGCTGTCTATTGCATGAATATATTCAAAGACGCATTAGAACGTAAAGAATTGACTGTATCAGACAAAATGAACCAAGCTAAAGATAAATGGCTGAAAGAATCTAATCATGTACTACGGTTCATTGAGGAAAAATGCAGTATTGATATGGAATCTAGTGAAGGTGATTCCTCTAAAACAATTTACGAAGAATATCAAAAATTCTGTTATCAAGAAAGTTTACGTGAATTGTCACAACCTAAGTTTAGCAAGCAACTTGAGAAGATGGGGATTTATAAGAAGAATGCAAGACAAAATGGAACGAGAATTTGGCGCTACATTCACTTGAAAATGAAAAATTTATACATTGAATAAGCCTACCCTAATAAAAAGTTGAAAAACCTTGTACCAGTTGTACCACTACTTGCGAATGCTGATATACCAATGTTTGTACATGGACAAAACACTAATAATTTTGGTTTATGCCCGTACCACTATCCGTACCACTTAATGATGGTACAAGCAGTGGTACAAGTAAAATCGGAATAAAAGCGGAATTAATTCTCTTAGAAATGGCTGTATATCAACGTTTATGAGTTGTGGTACAGATGGTACAAGTATTTTTAGTTCCTATTGGGGGTACACTAGTTTTTATTTTTTAGATATGATTTACTGCGAGAGAAATACACAGTTTTAATGATTTTAGAAAATAAGGCTCAATCGCTTATGTATCAAAGGATAGAACGATTTAAAACGACTTGCGATTATGCTACATATTCGCAAATGAAAATGGAGGAAAAGGATATGCCAAAAACAAAAATTATTGTTGATTATGAAAATTATAAATATGGATTAGATATGTTAGAAAAATTACTAGAGGTATTACCAGAAGAAGTAACTAGAGAAGAAGCGATACTTAATATTGAAGAAGCCATATATTGTTTAAGGGAAGCTTTAGAAGATGAAGCCTAGGCGATTATGCAATAAAGCTGGTTGCCGTACGCTAGTAGATTATAATGAAAGCTATTGTGATAAACACAGACCAACTAAAGTAAGTACCACAACGTATCAACAGCGAAAAGAACAAGGTGGAAAATATTTCTGGTTTTATAAGTCTAAACCTTGGAAGCATGCTAGCTACCAATACAGGCTAAACAATCCATGTTGTGAGAAATGTTTGAAAGCTGGTATAGTCCGTAAAGCTGATGTTGTGGATCATATCATAGAGATAAGAGATGATTATTCAAAGCGTTTAGACGAAGAAAATCTTCAAAGTTTATGTCATGCTTGCCATAATCAAAAAACAGCAGTTGAAAGACAGAAAAGAAAGTCCAAATGACCTCCCTTTGCCTAACTGGGGCTAGTAAAAAATTGCTTTGGGAACGGGAAGGGTCTCACTTTTTCACGAAAAGCCTTTAAAAAAGGTCAGTTAAGGTCAAATATAGAATTGATTACAGTTGTAAACAATGGAAGGGTGTGCTACAATGGTTGTAGGAGAAAAAATAGTTCTCCATTATGAAAATGGCGATATAGAAACAATCGTACCGCCTAAATATGGTAGTATTACTATCACAATGCAAGATGGTAAAATCTATCGAGTGGACAAATTAGACACTCAAATAAAAAAACGTAAATAATTATCTTTACCGAAAACACGGGGGATATGATTCAGCTTTGATTGCTGGGTTGTATCTCCCGTTTTTGTTCATTGAAAACTAAATAGAGTGGTACTACGAGAGTAGGCTCCTTGATGACGACAATTCCATCAAGACCAAGTTAAAACCACTTACAATGGAATTATACTACGTACAACAATTTCAATTTCCCAACGTTGGGAAATTTGTAAGGCATAAGCTAAGTTCGTCCACCAGATGGACGAATAGACAAATGCGACCACGTGGTCGGCTTTAGGAAGTACAGCTTCGGTCTTCCGAATTTCGGAGAACATAATACTTATAACACGCACGTATGAAGTGAAACCCCAAATGTTGCCACGTGTCAACATTTGGTAATTCGTAGCACTATTTACGCACGAAAGAACTACTTCGTGCATCAGATGCACGAATAGCCAAAAGCAACCAATTAGATTTCTTCAACGTTGACGAATTTAGAAAACAAAAAAGAAAGGAGGGCGACCAATGCCAAAAGTAAAACTGTTAGAAGATGTGAATATGCACCTTTCAATTGAGCAAAAAGCACAACGAGAGGACGCAAAAAAAGAACTATTTGAACATAAGGAATTAGTTAGCGAGCCCCCCGCATGGTTGCCACAGAGCGCCATTAGTGAGTGGGAAAGACTGGTTCCAGTCATGAGAAAAGAGTTTCCTTTATCCGAAACAGATTTTGGAATGTTGGTTAGTTATTGCCTAGCCTTTTCTCGTATCAAGACCGCAGAAGCAGAAATTCGCAGGAGTGGAACCTATTTAGTTAATGAAGATACAGGCAAGAAGGCAGTCAATCCAGCGGTAAGGGTTCAATCGCAGGCAATGAAAGACATGAAACAAGCGGCTAGCGCTTTGGGTATGACTTTGGAAGCACGTGCCAAGTTGGCCTTAAATAAAGCGAAAAATGAAACCGTAGATCCATTTGAAGAGTTGATAGCAGATGAATGAATACATTGAAAAGGTGTTAAGTGGTGAGATACTCGCACCAAAGAAGATTGTCTTAGCGTGTGAGCGCCATATAAGCGATTTGAAGCGTTCTAAGTCGGATGGGTTCCCTTATATCTTTGATGAAAAACAAGCGGAAAAAGCTATCAAATTCATTGAATTAATGCCATCAACAGATGGGCGACAAATTAAAATGCTAGGGTTTCAAAAGTTTATTATTGGCAGTCTGTACGGTTGGCGCACCAAAGAAGGAAATTTTAGGCGATTTAATCGGGCATTTATTAGTAAAGCACGTAAGAATGGGAAAACCTATCTTGCTAGTGGTATGGCTTCTAATGCGTTGATTATGGAAAAAGAGCCAGCAGAAGCAAGGCAAGTTCTCTTTGTATCTAATGCACTAAAACAAGCTAAATTAGGCTATGACATGCTTTCTAATTCATTACGAGCAGTTTCTAAGCAAAGTAAATTCATTCGGCAACAATTAAAGATAATGAATTCTAAAATCATTCATAAGCCCTCTAATTCGTTCGCTATGGCATTGGCAAGTGAAACCAGCACTTTGGATGGATTCGCCCCAACCACCGCTATATTGGACGAATGGCACGAAGCAAAGTCACGAAAAACCTACAATGTTATTCGTTCAGGTCAAACACAGCAAAAGAACGGATTACTATGTGTGATAAGCACTGCTGGTTTAGATTTAAACGTTCCAATGTATGAGGAATATCTTTTGTTAGAACGTATCTTAAAAGGCGAAGATGAAGCAGATAGGTACTTCATAGCAATATGGGAATTAGACAATGCAGAAGAAATTCACGATCAAGAGTTGTGGATAAAAGCCAATCCGATTTTTGAGAATGAAGAAATTAAAAAAGTGATGTTACCAACTATTCAAGATGATGTGGACTTAGCCTTGAAACAAAACAACCTTAATTCTGTATTAGTAAAAAATTTCAATATGTGGCGACAAGCCAGTGAAGATAGTTATCTGTCTAGCGAGGATTGGCAAACGGTAGAAGTTGAGTCACAAGAAATTAAAGGAAAACCAGTTTTCATCGGGATTGATTTATCTAAAACAGATGATTTAACTAGTGTTTCTTGGATTGTTCCAACGGAAGATGGCAAGTTATATTGTGATTCTCATTCATTTATTGCTACAAAATACGGGCTTCAAGATAAAGAAAAAAGGGACGGACTGCCTTATAGAGAATTGGAAAAAATCGGCGAATGTTCTATTACTCGTTTGGATAGTGGCATTGTGGACTACGACCAAGTTTTTGATTTTATCCAAGAATTAATTGAATTGAATGACCTTGAATGTATGGGAATTTGTTACGACCCATACAATGCCAACAGTTTAATTTCTAAAGCAGAAAAAGCCAACTATCCAATGTTTGAAGTGCGACAAGGAACATTGACTTTAAACGTACCTACAAGATCGTTTAGACAACAAGTGTATGAGGGAAATATCGTTCACAGGAAAAATAAAATCCTCACTCATGCGGTCAATAACGCTATTACGAAAGAAGATAATAACGGGCTACAAATAGATAAGGCAAAAAATTCTAATAAAATTGATCCAATCGCTGCTTTGATGAATGCTTATGTATTCGCAATGGACTATTACACAGAAAAAGAAGGGAGTAAGGCAGACAATGAATTTTATACCAGTGAAGAATTTTCTTTCTAGGAACTGCCACACCATTCTTTTGTTACTTGGTTTGATGTGTGTGATCGTTGCTATTACTTTTCTAACAAACTTCTTTTGGGGATTGTTAGCGCTGGGCATTGTGCTTATAGGGATAGCGGTCATATTAAATAAACAACAGGAAGGAGGGTAAAAATGGCATTTTTTAAAGGAAAGAGCATATCAAGTACGACAGGCGATCCATTTTTAGATCATATGGTGGAAATTACAACCGCTGATGGAAATAATTTTGTAAGTATCAAAGCATTACGAAACAGTGATGTATTCACAGCGATTAAGATTCTAGCTTCAGATATTGCTTCAAGTCCGTTGCAACTCGTCAAAGATGGTCTACCAACGAAAGAAAATAATTTAGTTACTTTGTTTAACGGAAAGCCTAACGGTCTAATGGACGGGTGGCACTTCAAATTCTGTTTGGCGGTTAATATGCTGTTAAATGGCAATAGCTTTGCGGAGATTATCCGTTCAGACGAAGGAGAACCTATTCAGTTAGAAATCATTGCTAACAGTGAAATGAACGTGAAGCAGTTAGACAATGGTACTTTAAGTTATGAAGTAGGCGTGCAAAGCAAACCAAAGCGAAAATTAAAATCTGTAGATGTATTGCATTTTAAATACTTCACACAAGATGGATTGGTAGGCATACCACCGCTTTATGCCTTAAAAGATGAATTAAAAATACAAGACGCTGGTAATAAAACAATATTCAATTATTTCAAACGTGGAATTAATAGTAGTGGAATATTGACGGTTAAAAAATCGGACTTAGATTCCAAAGCGAAAAAAGCAATTCGAGAAAAATTTGAAGAAGCAAACGGATCAGATAGTGGCGATAATGCAGTACGAACGATTGTTTTAGATGACACAATGGACTATAAGAAGTTAGAAGTTGATACAAGCGTATTGAAATTGATTAATTCTAACGATTGGAACACCAAACAAATTAGTAAATGTTTTGGGATTCCGTCCGACCGCTTAGAAGTAGAAAACGCCCATTCAAGTGTGGCACAATCCAATCTAATTTATTTGCAAAATACCTTAAGCCATTACTTTGCTTGTTTTGTAGCAGAAATTAAGAATAAATTACTTGATAACGACAAGTTAAGCATTCGATTTAATACAGAACGTTTTATGGAAACCGACCCGTTAACAATGGCAGAAACAACACTCAAACAAGTACAAGGCTCGCTGCTTACGATAAACGAAGGACGAGCAAAACTTGGGTATTCGCCAGTAGATGGTGGAGATCGCTTGATGGCAAGTTTAAATTACACGTATCTTGATATGTTAGAACGATACCAATTACAGCAACAGGAAGGAGCCATTCAGACAGATGGAGAATGAAGAAAAAGAAAAACGATTAACAGAACAAGCCGAACTATCGGCAGATTCTAAAGAAAAAGAATCAAAAAAAGGGGAAGAAGAAACGCCTAAAGAAACAAAAACTGTTTCAGGTTATGCACTAAAGTTTGGGCAACCTTCAAAAGATTTAGGTGGTTTTGTAGAAGTCATTACACCCGAAGCATTGAAGGAAGTTGATTTATCCAATGTGTTCTTACTTTATGGACATGACTATTCAAAACCTTTAGCAAGCACGAAGGCTGGTACATTAAAACTTGAAGTAGACGAAGTGGGGCTTCACTTTGAAGCAGAATTAACGGACACAAGCTATTCTAATGATGTTTACGAAAATATCGCAAAAGGTGTCATTGATTCCATGAGTTTTGGGTTTGTGCTAGGGATTGATTCCTTTGATAAATCAGAAGATGGCACAATCACCCGTAGTATCGAAAGCATGAAATCTTTAAATGAAATCTCTATTGTAACGATTCCAGCTTACGATAGCACCAATGTTCAAGTAAATAAGCGCTCTTATGAAGTGTTTATGAACAGCAATACAACTAAAACAAATAAAAAAGCCTTAGAATCAACGTCTAAGACACAAAAGGGGAAAGAAAACATGACAAAAACTTTAATTGACAATGAAAATTCAGAAATCCGAGGATATGAGAGCTACATTCGATCTCAAGGTGAAGAACGTGACGGAATCACAACTGTAAATGCAGCGGCAGTTGTTCCAGAAGAAGTAATTGGAGAAGTGTTCGATTTAAAACGTTCCACTTACAACTTGGCGCAATATGCTACAGTCAAAACCGTATCAAATGGACAAGGAAAATATCCAGTGGCAACGAACCAACAAGCGGTGTTAGCAACTAAAGCGGAACTAGCAGAAATTGGCGATATTGACGCTGATATGTTCACACAGGTTGATTATAAAGTAGAAACTCGTGCTGGTAAGATTGCCTTATCTAACGAAGTGGTAGAAGATTCAGAAGTCAATATTGTTCAAGAGGTCAAAGATCAATTAACGAAACTTGTTGAAAATACCGATAACAAACATATCGTAGACTTGTTAAAAACATTCACGAAGAAAACAGTTGCTACATTAGACGATTTAAAACAAATTCATAATGTGGTACTTGATCCAGCTTTAGATAAAATGGTGATTTTGAACCAAAGCGGATATAACCATTTAGATACACTCAAAGATTCAGACGGACGTTACTTGCTACAACCAGATGTTACCGCTCCAAGTGGAAAATCATTGTTTGGAATGCCAGTCGTGCTGATTAGTGATAGCTTGTTTGCCAATCCAAAAGCTGGTACGTTCCCGATGATTATGGGTGACTTAGCACAATCAGTTTTTGTGGCACGTCGCAATCAGATTACAACGCAATGGGAAAAATTCGACTACTATTCGCAAGGTTTGGCAGTAATTGTTCGCAATGACTACAAAAAAATTGATGAAACAGCTTCTGTTTATATTGAATTTACACCAGCAACAGGAGAGTAACTAGAAGGGGTGGCGTAAATTACGCTACCATAAAAACGTCCAAAGTTTGGACGAACCGAGCGCAGTAACTAGAAGGGGTGGCGGTAAATTCCGCTACCCTTTATTTATAAGGAGGAACAAATGAAAAGATTATCAGACGACCGTTATAAGGCGGAATTAATGCACCTAGAAGAAACAATAGATGAAAATGATCGTCCAGTAACCAAGTGGATAAAGGTACGTGATATTTTTCATAGTGAATTAGGAATCACCGCAAATGAACAGTTTATATCTGCACAAGAAAAATCAAATGTTGTTAGAAAAATTGGTTTTCGATACGAACCGTTACTTTTGTTGGATCGTTTAGAATATCGTATAAAAATTGGCGAACTTACGTATAAAATTGAACGAGTATATACAGATATGCCGAATGAAAGAATGGAGTTGAGTTTAGCTTATGTCAAATAGATTGGAAATGATTAAACAGAGTTTGCGTATTCCGTATACAGATGATGATAGCTTGCTTATGAGTTTAGATTCAGCTAGCCAAGAATATGTGAGAAATGCGGTAAGTAGTGAAAGTGAGGACTTCAAAGAAGATGAGCTATTTATTAACGCTACCTTGCTTTTAACGCAATACTGGTATTTAAATCGAGGGGAAGCAATTGCGGATCATATACCCGTTTATGTAACAAGTATGATTCAACAATTAAGAGGGAAATACCAATGATTACAATTGTAAACAATTGTGATTTTTGATATAATTAAATTAGTAAATGAAGGGAGTAGCTACCTAGAGTTTACAAGGAATAGCTTTCCGAATATATTGCTAGACTGAAAATTGTAGATATGGTTGCAAACATATCGGACTAGGAATGGCAATATAATGAACGTTCATTTTTCCACCTCTAATGGAGACGCAGCTTAGTTTTTATTGCTAAATCACGTTCTTCTTTGTCTTTCATATTTTGTAGTTGACACGTCCAACACGGGCGTGTTTTTTTTGTGTTATTATTAGTATAAAAAAGGTGAGATATTATGAACAATGTAATTTTAAAATTTGATAAGACAGAAGTTTCAGATTCCGAGATACAAGAACACATAGATTGGTATCTTTTAAAGGTGGAAGAAGGATATAATTATCTGAAAGATAACCAAAATAAATCGGCAATGGCTGTTTTACGAGAAATTAATAGGAATTTAGAACAGGAGTATAAATATTATCAAAAAACCAGTATTGAGAAATTAATAGTTTTTAATAATGATTTAAAGAGTAGGTATTGCGGTGGTATTACGAAGGCTTATATAAAACAGACGGGAAAAAATAGCTATGATATGTTAAGTAGTAATTTTTATGATATATCAGATTATATTGGAATGATTAAAGAATTATAATGCCCCCAGCTAAAAAAAGCTATCTAAAAACTATCTATTTGTAAAAATAGTTGAGAATACACGAATTTTAGAAGATAACTTTTAGAGTTTTTTTGTTGATATAGCAGTATTTGTGCGTATTCAGATAGAAAATCGTTAAATGGAAGGTAGTGTGGGGTAACAACTATTTTATTGCTCGAAACGTTGATATTAAAGCGTTTCGAGCGTTTTTTATTTAGATTTTAATGGTTGGATACGTTTGGAATTATTCGCCCATAAATTTTGCAAATCGGTCACCAGTTTTCTTAACAGATTGTGGTGTGACATGAGCATAGATATTCATGGTAGTTTTAATATCTTTATAACCTAATCGTTCTTGTACTTCTATTATCGAAGCACCACTTTCAGACAATAAGCTACAATGGGTATGCCTAAATTCACGTGGAGTAATTTGCGGCTCCATCGGTGTCTTTTTGTAAATCCAATTTAACCAATCGTTGACTACTTGAGTATAGTGGATCTTGTCTTAGTCTGTAGCGAATAAAAACTATTTTTGTTAATATATATTATATCAATATAGAATCGTTATAATCATTCTATTATCCGCCACAAGGAGTTTTACAACTGCTTAGAAATCAGATTACTCGTTCAAATGTTATTGCAATTTGAATCAATAAAAGAAGCGTTGAAGAAGAGCTCACTCTTTCAACGCTTCTTTTTCAGAAGATTTTAATGACCATATCAACTTCACTTTCAGGATTAGGTAATTCATGGAAGCTAGTGTTTATAGTGCTTAATTGATCAACTAACCATGTTTTATTTTTTAACTCTTAGACGAATCTAAAATTAATATCATTGTTCTCGTGTTGAAGAGGTGTCTCCAAATAATCTGGTGAATATTCATAATCAACTTAACCTGCTAATACAAAAGAGGGTAAACCATAATTTAGTGTCAGATTTAATGGATGGTCGCAAGCTTTTATTTTTTTTACGTCATCTTGTACATATCTTCAGCCATAAAAGTTGAGAATGTGATTTCATCTTGTGTTTCATTAAAAAAAGTTATCCGAATAATCGCTTATTTTTGAAAAGTCTTTATTGGCACCAGCCTCAAAAAATTGTTCAACTTTTTTAGTATAAAGTTGTGCTAACGCTCCTTTTTCAATATTAACTTTGATATTTTCATGTCTATCAATTTGTGTGCTGTTCAGTAAGGGAAGATCAGCTTTTAGTTTTATATCGTCTTGATTTCTTTCAATTTCAATTGGCAAAATCTTTTCAGTAGATTCCGTTTCTGATAAAGGGACATCTAGTTTTTTATCATGATAATAAGCTTCAAATCCATCTGGAACCGGAAAAAAATGTATTGGGTAATTCTTTTCTGAGGTTGTTGTACTAGTTTCTGTACTTGTAGAACTTGTGTCAGAAGTGGTACACCCGCTTATAGTTCCGATGAGTAAAGCGTAGGTTAGAATGATTGCAAATTTCTTCAAAAAAATTCCTCCTTAAAATTGTATGTGGACTAATACTAGTCCCGTTGTAGCATACCAAATCTTTAATATTAATAAGAAAAAGGACTAATTTTAGTCCAAAAGGTGTGCTATTCTTGAAAGAGGAAAAAATTAATGATAAAGAAAGTGTAATCGGTAGCAATATTAGACGAATCCGATTAGAAAAAGGAATTGGTCAAACCGAGCTGATTAGAGACCTACAGCTCAAGAAAATCGCTATAACTAGGGATACATTGGTTAAGATCGAAGGCGGCCGCCAACACATTAAATTGGATCAATTGAAAGCCATCAAAGATATTCTACAGGTGTCTTATGAAGATTTGCTTCAATGACTACTTGTAGTCATTTCGTTTAAAATTATTATGTTACACCCTTATGTGTCATGAAGAAATACTGGTATAATAATGAATGAGATATTTAACGTTAGGGTATACTCTTGTATTACACACAGATTGAAGAGAAGGAGATTTTTTAGTGAATGTCAGTGAATGGGTAAAAAAAATTGATCCTAATACGTTAGTATCAGAGCAAGATGTTAGGACTAAGATTGCAGTTCCATTGATCAAATTGTTAGGCTACGATGAAAGTCATTATGCGGATGAATTTCCTATTTATAGTTATTCCGGAAGAAAAAGGAATCCGACTAAACATGTTGATATTTTATGCTTTAATTCAGATGGATGGAAATCGAAACGTGACTTATCCTCTTGGCAGTGGGTTCAGGATCATTCTTTGATTTCAATTGAGTTGAAAAAGCCTTCGGAAGGTCTTGAAGATGCTGCTGGACAAGCAATGTTTTATTCAATGAATGCAAGAAGTCCTTTCTATATTGTTTTGAATGGGATTGATATAAAAATTTTGAAGATGACTGATCATTTTTCAGATACAGTTATTTTTGAAGGTACTATAGAGAATATGGCTAAAAATTGGATTGATATTGATAATGCAATTTCTTTTAAAGTATTATCGAAAACAGCAAAAGAGAATAGCGAATTTGAGAACTCTAAAATATTTACGAACTATTGTATTTCTTTATCACAACAATATAAAGATATGTATCGATGGCAATGGCGACAGCGAGTAATTAAACAAATTCAAAATGAGACTGTGGAAGCATATCCAGAAGAGTTTACAGACTTTGGAGGGCATGCATTGATTGAAGGGGATGCAGGGAGTGGGAAAACAACATTCCTTCATAATATTTTTTTAAATCAATGTCAAAAGTATATTAGTTCTGAAAGTAAAATGATACCAGTTTTCTTATCTGGAAAACTTTGGTATAGGAATTTTCATTCCATATTTGAAGGGATTCTAAAAGAGTTAAAAGTTTTTGTTCCAAACATAACGATTGAGATTGTTGAAAAAATGGTATTTGAGGATGAGATTTTATTAATAATCGATGGAATAGATGAATGTCAGGGAAATCGGGATCTGTTAATCCATGATATTATACAGAATAAATTTAAAGTAGTTTTATCATCACGACCCTTAAATATGGATAATAGTCTGGAAGTGTTCGGCACTTATAAAACAGAGATGCTAGATGAAAATAGGATAACTGAAATTTCTACAGATGTCTTGAAAAGAAATATGATTACTGAAATTCATCGATTACCTAAAAGTATGAAACAAATACTGGAGACACCTATTTATTTTAATATGTTTTTAGCGTATGAAATGGATAAAAGTAATGATAAGGCTCCGAGCAATATTGCAGAGTTATATCAATCTTTTACGAATTACGTCTTGAAGCAAGTAAACAATAAAGGAAATGTGGATATAGATGGATTGCCTTTATTTAAGCTACAGAATATTTTGTCAGAATTCGCTTTTTTATCATATTCTATAAAACATGGAAAAGAGACGGATATAACAACTATCATAAAAAAAGAATTTCCTAACGATGTATTTTCAGTCTACAAAATCTTTTTGCAAAGTGGTTTAATTTTTGAAACTGCAGAGGGGTGTGAATTCCAACAATTTTCGTTAAAAGAGTATTACTATGCTCTGTTTATAACCAATAATGTTCTTGACCAGTTGGAGATTTTTTTAGATAAGCATTTTGTTGACCCAAACTATGAAGAAATTACCTTATTGCTTGTAGGAATAAATAAAGACAAAGTAATCCAAGATAAAATACTCGATGCTTTACTCGCAAGAAATTTAACACTCTATGTAAAATGTTTAAAAAGAAGATATAATTTTTCACTTGATTTTGAAGAGAATAAAGATAGGAATTTTTATGAAATCTTTTTTGGAACAATATGTGACACTTATCAACGTTTAGTAGATACTTATTTTTCTACTATTAAAAAATACATGCTTCCCTATGTGTTGAAAAATGAAGATTCTGATTCTTTTGTAGTGGGCATAGATTGTGCTGTAGATATGAGTAGGAACTCTATAAGTATTGAATTAGTAGCGGTAGATAAAGAAACCAATAACGACCAATTAGTAAAAATAAATTATACTAATACTGCTCCAGTCATGACTATGAAAAAAAAAGGTGAAGAAGTTACTATCCCTTATTTAAGATTTAGTAATAATATTGGTTTCTACCATTATGAACTTAATCGCTCAAACACTGGGATAGACTACGCTAGAGAAATTGCGATAGATATGATTTTTTCTAATATAGATGAAATCTTGAAGAATACTAAACTATTGGAATTTGAAACTCCGGAAATGATTTCTTTTTTCATTGAAGATTTTCTTAACTCAGCTTCTCCATTAAGTGTATCGAGGGATAACGAAACACGAGAGTACAATCTATCATTAAAAAGACAAACTATTGATGAGCTATTGGATTTGTGCAGAGGCTTATATAGATATGAAATCAAGATGAGAAGTAGGAATGTATTTAGTTTTGGTGGGATATGGTACTTGCTTTATATTAATAAAGATAATTTTGATTTAGACTTTGAACATCTTTTATTTCCTGTAAAATTAGATAGTCCTATCGGAAATGGGAGGTGGGTTTGGAATTACTATACTGATCAGCATATTTTAGACTGGATTACCAATTATTATAAACACGGTCAAGAATCTTATAGAATCTTTGTTGACAAACTATTTCCGAATCTTAAAAAGGATTTAGCTTTGTATCAAGTTGGGCCCATTCAATACAATATAGATATTAAACTTCCTGATCGCGACTCTAATGAGAGCTTCAGTCAAGGCAGTATCGGTACTAGTTTTAGTTTAGTTGTTAGTGTACAAAATTCTGATCCGAAAGTAAGCATTGTTAAACACAACACAAAACTTATTGACAGAGACAGCTACTATGATCAATTAAGAAGAGAGGCTAGATTTTATAACAGAACACTATCTATAGGATCAATTTCTAATTCTATACTTACTTATTTATTCAATAAAGAAATGAATGCGAGAAGTTTTGTGTATGAAACGTTACGGAAAGAATTCAAAGAAATCTTCAACCCCAAATAGTAAAATCTATCTAAAAAGACTAACAAGATAAAAAACAATAATTCTTTCAATTCTGATAAGTTAGCAATGCTCATTGTAAAAATATATAGATATTGCTTATGCACATTATATATTCATATATTCTAATTTTCTTACCAAAAGCACGCCACGTAACTTGAATACGTTTTTGAATACAATCAGAAAACCAATCAAGATGATTTATCATTAATAAAGTGATTAACTCTATTCAAAAATCATTGAAATATCAACTATCTTCAGTCATCATTAATGAATTTAATTTCATGAGTGAATAAGAATAACTTGAATCTTCAAATAACTTCTCTACCTGCTATTTTGGGTACGATATTGGCTACGTTATCGATGATAGTACCTGATAATATACACTGTCAGTCTATGGTAATTTGTCAAATGAATTATTTATATAAAGCCTATCCCTTTCCTCTGATTCCCAAAAGTGGATAGGCTACAATTAACTAGACAGAAAAATTAAGGTGTGTAGACTAGAAGAAAACATACCAGGAGGAATTTTTATGTCTAAGAGAACACGAAGAACTTTTTCACAAGAATTCAAGCAACAAATCGTCAATCTTTACTTAGCTGGAAAGCCACGTGTAGAAATCATTCGAGAATATGAACTAACGGCTTCAGCATTTGACAAATGGGTAAAGCAATCTAAAACGAGTGGTTCATTCAAAGAAAAAGATAATCTTACGCCTGAACAAAAAGAATTGTTAGAACTACGTAAAAGAAACCAGCAATTAGAAATGGAAAATGATATTTTAAAGCAAGCAGCGCTGATATTCGGACGAAGAGACAAGTAATCGATGCGAATAAGCATCTTTACCCTATATCAGCGATGTGCAGAATATTAGGTCTATCACGTCAGTCCTATTATTATCAATCAAAACCAAAGAAAGATGAATCAGAACTTGAAGAAGTAGTCGCTGAAGAATTTATCCGCAGCCGAAAGGCCTACGGCTCAAGAAAAATAAAAAAAGCCTTATCAAAACGAGGCATTCAGATCAGCCGACGAAAAATTAGTAGAATCATGAAAAATAGAGGATTAAAATCGAGCTATACTGTTGCTTATTTTAAAGTACATCATTCTACTTGCAATGAAGCCAAAACGACAAACGTATTGAATCGTAAATTCTTAAGAGACAACCCATTAGAAGCGATCGTAACAGACTTGACTTATGTACGAGTCGGGAAAAAATGGAATTATGTCTGTTTCATTTTGGATCTGTTCAATCGAGAAATTCTCGGCTATTCTTGTGGAGAACATAAAGATGCCGTTCTAGTAAAAAAAGCATTTAGCCGTATCAAACAACCTCTGACAGAGGTTGAGATTTTTCATACTGATCGTGGAAAAGAGTTTGATAACCAAGCTATTGATGAATTATTAACAACTTTTGACATCAATCGATCATTAAGTCATAAAGGCTGTCCTTTTGATAATGCCGTAGCTGAATCAACTTATAAGTCGTTGAAAGTAGAATTTGTCTATCAATACACATTTGAAACCTTACAACAATTGGATTTGGAGTTATTTGACTATGTCAATTGGTGGAACCACCTTCGGTTGCACGGTACACTTGGCTACGAGACACCGGTTGGTTACCGTAACCAGAGATTGGCGCAGCGAATCCTTGATAATGAGCTCGGATGTGCTAACGCTAGCGAGGCAGTCTAACTTTAACTGTTAGCTCCTGCCGAAGATCGTCACATCCGAGGAGGCTCATTGTCAAGGACAATCGGAATAGCATACGGAAAGAAGTTCTGCACCTTATAAAATTTGTCAAAAAAACTGTTGCCATTCCAAAGAGTCATTGGAAGGCAGTGTAGGTTAAACCTGTTATAGGAGCTAGAACCTTTGATATATAGGCTCTTTGTCAATAAGGACTGATGGGTTGTACAAAATCAAATCTGGGTCAGAATGAACCTCATTCTGGCTCAGATTTTTTGTTATCTTACTTTGATTAATTGATTGATCAAAAAGATTCTAATTCTCATGTTCTCAAATGATTTAAATCCGTAGGATACTCGTTTCATTGTCTTTATATGGGTATTCTTCGCTTCTATTTTTCCATTGGTGTAAGGATAGATCATCGCGTTGGTGATGCCTTCTTCATAGGTCAAAAGGTTTTGGAGCTTTTCCCGAAAGCCGTCATCTAACGTTTCGGGAAGTTCTGCCAATAAGGAGAAAAATAAGTCAGGGTCTTTGTCTCGAAAGGCTTCAACTAATTCATGAAAATAGGGATACGCCTCCTTCAGGGACGTAGAAAAGCCAAGCAATCGATCAATCATCATCGCTTCCGTAAGAAATGGGTATTTTGGTGCTCGAAAACTTTTCCATGTTTTGTATTCATAATGGTTGATGTTTGCACGATTTTTTAGCAAAAAGCGCCAGTTCTTTTTCAGTTTTTCTGCCTGACTTTTCTGTCCTACTTTACGAAGTTCATTCATTTCACGGATACGCAACTCATTAAAGGCTTGATTCATGTGTTTGATAATATGAAACCGATCAATCACTACTTTCGCATTTGGCAGAATACGTTTGGTAAGCTGGAAGTAGGCGGCGTTCATGTCTGTGACTAAAAATTTTACTTCTTCAGGATTAGTGCAGCCTAAGAAATAGCTTGTTAATCGAGGCAATTTACGCGTAGGCAAGACATCAATTAATTGTCCTGTTTCGCCATCTGCGCAAATAAAGCTCATTTTATCTTCTATGGAAGCGTGCGAACGAAATTCATCAACCATCAATACTCTGGGGAGAATCCTCTTAGATTGCTTTGGTAAGTAGCTTTTAAACTCTTTCAACGTACGAATAACGGTGGTCAAAGATACCTGACAATTTTTCGCAATAAAAGATAAAGATACTTTTTCAGTCAGTAAAGAAGCAATTTTATATCTGACATGATTCGCGATTGAATGTCTGGGTTGAACAAAATAACTTTGAGCCGTCCAATGGGTTCGACAGTTTTTACAGGTATAGCGCTGCTTTTTTAAGCGCATAACCAAAGGCATGTGATTGTATTGTTCAAAGCGGACAATCGTTTCCTTCTTACCATTTTTCACTACAATTACTTTCCCGTTTCCATCTACCACAGTAGAACCACAATTTCTACAGGTATGGGGAGCAGGTGAGAAAACAGCATCGACGATCAACGTCTTTTTCTTCTGAAAGGTCTCGTAAGAGACCTCTGTAATCATCAAATCTTTCTCTATTAATCGCAGCATTTTTTTGATAGAATCATTCATATAGCATATCGTCCTCTCAGTTGTTTATTTTGTCGTGATTTAATCATACTAGAGAACGATATGTTTTTTAATACCTAAAATAAAAATGGGGCTGAAGAATCAATTCTGATTCATCAGTCCCATAAATTATAGAGCCGATATATAAGGATTCTAGCTTTTTTTGTTTTGCCTGTATACTAGAAATGACCAGCTTTTGACCAGCTCTTTTACTGATGAGCCATCATATCAGCAAAGTCTTGACCTGTTTCTTTTGCTAGTTCTATTGGAATCAATTGTTGGTGTCAAGGGCCATAATAAAATGTTGGTTTTGGGCCATTGAAATTGTAGGTAGTTTTCTCTTTATCGTTTCGTTTCTTTTCCTTTCGTTTCACTATAACTTTTCATTCGATAGGAAGGTCCTGTAATTTGAATAATTTTAGAATGATGGACCAATCGGTCCAATAAAGCATTAGTCAATTTCTTATTACCAAAAATTTCGGACCATTGAGACAGAGGAATATTCGTTGTAATAATCGTTGATTTTCTTTCGTATCGCATATTAATTAGTTGAAACAGTAAGTTAGATCCTTCTTTTGAGAAGGGGAGATACCCGACTTCATCAATAATTAATACAGAATAGCTCGCATATTTTTTGAGCATGGTATCACTTGTCCCACATTTATGTGCCCGGATAAGTCGATTAACCAGTTCTGTACTAGTGATAAATAAACAGCTCTGCCCTCTATCAATACACTCTAAACCAATTGAAACGGCTAAATGGGTTTTTCCAACACCGCTATTTCCAATGAATAAAAGGTTGTCATACGTGTCTAAAAAGCGTAATGTCACTAAATCTTGAATTTCACTTTTTTTGATTTTGGGTTGAAAATCAAAGTTAAAAATCAT